GTGGATGAAACGGAATATACCCGTCAGGGGGACAAGTTTGGGGCTGAGCACATCAACGCCACCAACGAGGCCGTCAACCGCCTTAACAGTGCCCCGATCCGCGTTACCCTTGCCGCCGCTGGATGGACTGGCGAATCTGCCCCGTATATACAGACTGTTCAAGCGCAGGGGATTATGGCAGAGGATACTCCGCTGCTAGTCAGCCAGCTTGCGGATGGGGCGCCTCTGGACGTCCAGCAGGCTTATAGCAAGGCGTATTCCATCGTGGCTGCTGGGACAGGTACCTGTGGTGCGGGAACAGCGACATTCAAGGTCTATAAGAAACCAGCTACGGATATCATCGTGGGATTAAAAGTGTAAAGGAGAGTGGAGCATATGGGAAATATCTTGATGACAGGAACTGGCGGAGGAGGGGTTACGTCAGAAGATGTGACAATAACACGAGCGCACGTTTTAAAGGGAGAAAAAACTGTGACCCGGGACAGTAATGATGAGGTAGTAGAGGGCGAGATGACGGTCAACAGCTTACTGTCTTTTAGCGTAGCCGCCTATTCTGGAAGAAGGATCATAGCTAACTGGACAAATCCGAATCAGGCGGCTGGCAGACCATATAGCGGAGTCATCATTCGATATGACACAGGGGGGTATCCGGGTACAACTGGAGGAGTTCAGATTTATAAAGGAGCAGGAAATAACCATTCTGCCGGAGCTGTTTCGCAGGCATTCCTTGATTTGCCGAATCTGAATGCAAGGTATTTCTTATCGTGTACTCCTTACGTTACGACAAGTTTCGGAGAACTTTTAGGAAATCCAATAAATGCGGAAGTTACCACTGGCGGAGGAATATCCAGAACATTCACATATACACAGAATTTCACGATTCCTGATGGGTACACAAGAGCCGACATATTCTGTGTAGGCGGTGGCGGAAACGGCGGAAATGTAAAAAGAGATGCCAGCTCTACCAATCCTTATGAGGGCGGTTCTGGTGGAGGAGGCGGATATACAACTACCGTCATAAATGTATCTGTGACACCCGGATCTACACATTTGGTTACTATTGGAGGACCATCGGGTGCCTCTTCGTTTGGGACTTTATGTTCCGCTGCTGGTGGTCAAACTCCGGTCGCTCAGGGCACCACCGGTTTCGGAACAGGTGGAAATGGCGGTTCAGGAGGAGGAGCAATGTCAACGTGGAGCCATAGTGGTTCTCATTACGATGGCGGAAACGGTGGTTCCGATGGCGGAAATGGTGGTAATAGCCGTTTGAACACAGGAGGAACAGGGCAGGGACGTACCACTAGAGCATTTGGAAATTCCGGAGGAACATTGTACTCGGGAGGAGGCGGATGTGGAAGCGGAGGCGGCTCTTACACGAATGATGGAAGTCGAGAGTGGTATTTCTACAACGGAACTTCAGGAGGACCAGGAGGTGGCGGAAGTTATACCTCTCTGAATGGCGGAGCTAATACGGGTGGTGGCGGAAACGGTCAGAATCGTCCGCCAGAAAGGGTATATCGTCCCGATTGTGGCAGCCCAGGTATCGGAGGCTCTGGTATTGTAATAGCAAACTTTTATTAAAGGAGGACCCAAATGAAACGAGAATTTGCAAAAGCGTTTATCTTGGTTGATAACAGCGAGGATGGGACTGTACAGAATATTGCCATGTTTAATGACTATGAAGAGGCGAACAGAGCTGCGAGGGCTGCATATGGCGATGATGCATTTGCGGAAGAATACAAATGGCTTGTTCAGACAGGGGATAGATGTCATAAGGGGATTTTTTATACCGTTGATGGCGATGTGGAAGAGCCGGCTGAATATATTCCAACTGATTCTGAACAGATCTCTCAGCTGAGCAATGAAAATGCAGAACTTACGATTGCTTTGGCGGATCTGATAGGAGGTGTATCTGAATGATTGGAAATACCCAGAAAAACATAATTGTACGCGCTATGATCATGAGAAAAGAAGCGGGGGAGGATCCCGGAAAGATTTTAGGGGGATATAAGAATCTGACATCAGAGGAAAGGAAAGAGATATTGAAAATGTTAGAAAATAAAAATTAAGGAGCCAGATGATGGATGAATTATTGAAATCAGAGCTTGCCCGCATCCGTGATGAGGATCAGCGCCAAAACAGGCGCATTGAGTTGTTAGAGGGCATGACAAAGGTAATTCAGGAGCTTGTAATATCCATCCATGGTCTTGCAAAAGACATGGAGCAGATGCTGCAGGAACAGAGAGATCAGGGTAAACGCCTGGATAACCAGAGTAAGCGTCTGGATGCCTTGGAGAAGGAGCCGGGGAACACTTACAAAGACATTAAAAAAACAGCAATCACAGCGATAGTAAGCGCGTTTGCCGGATCACTGGCAACCGGGCTTATTTTCATATTATCGCAAAGTATTCTTTGAGAGGAGGTGAAAGATTATGCTTAAGAATTGTGTATTTCGTGCTGATGTGGATACCCGTCAGTGGATCCACGCAGCGGCCAGAAGAGCCGTCAAGACCATGGCGCAGACCTTTATTGCTACCATTGGCACAGCGGCAGCCATGGGCGAAGTGAATTGGCAGATGGTAGCCAGCGCTACTGTCCTGTCTGGTATCCTGTCGGTGGCAACGTCCATCGCAGGACTGCCGGAGCTGGACGCTAAGGCCTGAGAGGAGGTGATCCATCTATCTCCCGGTCCGGCCAGGGTTAGCGCCGGAGTAACTTTTATTACATCATATAATTATGGAGGACAAAGATTATGGCAAACGTAACAGGTAAGAGAGCAGACAAGAGAACAGAAGAGCAGAGAAGAAACGACGCAGCGCAGAACGCAAGACCCAAGGGAGCACAGGACACGGCCTATGTTACCACCGGCCCTGCAACCGGAAAGGAAGATGAGAGAGCGGTAGGCACAGAGAGTAAGTAGAGCTGTGCGACGTCGCAACGCAGACAGGCCTCAGGGGATTCCTGGGGCCTATATTTTGATTGCAGTATAACTGCCGCTGTGCTATAATGCCTATGTTGTCATACCCAATCCGGCAACGGAAAGGGGGTGTATGCATGACAGAATTTGTTGTATCTCTTTTGACCACTATTTTGGGTGGTGTAGCCTGCCACTACATCATCAAATGGCTAGATAGTGGGGACGATGACAACTAGCCTGGGTTTGTTCCACCTCTAACGGAAAAGAAAACCCCAGAGTTGCCGCTCTGGGGTTTTTGTTGGTGCATACATAACAGCTGCACTGTTGTATCTCTTTGCCTACTGGCATTATAGCATATGCAGATTTTAAAAGCAAGATACCTGAAAATGATTTTTGTCCGGTTTTGTACCGGGCTTTTTTATTTGGAGGCAAAGACATATGGAAAACGCAGCAAAGAAACTCATTGATCAGGCCGCCCATTGGGACGGCTATCTGGAAAAGAAAAGCAACGCCCAGCTGGATGATTTTACGGCCAATGCCGGCAGCGGCAATTTCACTTGCTTTGCCAGGGACTATAAGACACACACCGGTCAGAACCTGCAGGCCCAGCCCTGGTGCGCCATGTTCGTATCGGAGGTATTTGTGCAGGCATTTGGTCTGGAGGTTGCTAAGAAACTTCTGGGCGGCAGCCTGTACCATTATTGCCCCACAGGGGTCAACCAGTTTAAAAAGGCAGGCCGGTGGGCCACGGTGCCGGAGCCTGGGGCAGTGATCTTCTTTACCAACGGCCAGAGAGCCTATCATACAGGGATCGTTACAGAGGTGACGGCAACGCGGATCAAGACCATTGAGGGCAATACGTCCGGTGCATCCGGTGTGATTGAAAACGGCGGAGGGGTGTGCCGGAAGGCTTACAGCCGGTCTTATGGGAAAATTCTTGGCTACGGGCTGCCGGACTGGTCGATTGTCCAGGCCAAGGAAAAGAAAGCCGGCTGGCAGCAGGAGGACGGAGGCTGGCGATACTATCTGGGTAATACAGGGGAACCAGTAAAAAATGACTGGTATAAGAATGATGGACAGTGGTACTGGTTTGACGGAGCAGGAATGATGGTGCATGATACCTGGTATAAGTATCAGGATCACTGGTATTATCTGGGCGCTGACGGGGCTATGGTCAAAGGCCAGCAGACCATAGACGGTAAGTGGTATATCATGGACGATCAGGGGCGGATGCTTAATGATCCGGTGACGCTGACACCTGATCAGGACGGGGCGTTGCGGTGGCCGGGATTAACAAAATGATTTTAAGATTTGACTACTATTTGACTACTAAGCTATAAGAAATTTATAGTTTAAACCTAAAATAGCCACACAAAAAGGCATTATACTCTCTCAAAAACAATGGAAATACAATAAAAATATTATGCATTAGTAGTAATATTTTCGTTCGTAATGCGTGGGTCGCCGGTTCGAGTCCGGCCAGTGGCTGTGAAAACCCCTTGTAAAATCAAGGGGTTTTCAGACTGTAGAC